GAAAGAGACCCAATGATGTTTTGCTGTCGTGGAAATTGTTTCTTGATAGATTGGAAAAAGATCACGGTCATAGGAATGCCACACTTATCATGCACACGGAGCCCATTGATCCTGAAGGTCCCAATCTCTTTAGAACAGCATCGATGCTTGGCATAGAGGATAACATATTTTACTCTAGGGAGAGAATTGATTTCAACCAGATGAACGTTCTATACAACATCACAGATTTTTGTCTTAATATTGCATATGCTGAGGGTTTTGGCTTGTCCACACTAGAGTCTATGATGGCAGGAAATCCCATAGTGGCAGTGAAAACAGGCGGCCTTTCTAGACAGGTAGTTGACCATAGAAACGGCAATGAGAACGGTGTTGCACTTGATGTTGATATGAAAACTCTTGTGGGATCACAGCAGGTACCCTACATATATGAAGACTATGTCACTCCTGAAAATGTTTCAAATGGAATTATGAAGCTTTATAATATGGATGAAAACCAGAGGAAAGAGCTAAGCGTTAGTGTTAGAGAATATGCTACAACCCAGTTCAATTATGAAGAAATGGTTGACAGCTGGCACGAATCTATGAAGAAATGCATTAGTGAGTGGAAGGAGAAATACGAGAGATATGAATGTATAACTTTGTGAGGATCGTTTAAATGAAAAAAGTTTTGCTGAGAGCACCGCTGTTAACTTTAAGCGGTTATGGAATTCACTCAAGACAGGTATATAGGTGGCTTGAGTCTAGGCTTGATATAGACTTAACATGCCAGGTTTTGAGCTGGGGCAATACAAGCTGGCTTATAGATTCCAATATCGAAGACGGTATGATTGGAAGGATAATGAGTCATTCTCGACCATTTGAGGGAAAGTTTGATGTCACATTTCAGCTGCAGCTACCAGATGAGTGGGATGCAACACTGGGAGATGTAAATGTTGGAATGTCTGCGATGGTAGAGACTGATAGGTGTAGTCCCACATGGATTGAAAATGTAAACAAGATGGATTTGATTATAGTTCCTTCAAATCATGCAAAATCTGTAATAGAAAATAGTGGGAATGTTTTAACAGATATTGCTGTTGTTCCTGAGTGGTTTAACCAACAAATTTTAAAGGAAAGCAGCGATTCTGTTTTAACTAACGTGCATACAGATTTCAATTTTTTGTCTGTTGCGCAGTTCACGGGTGATGGCCCGTCTGATAGAAAAAACACGTTAAATCTTGTCAAATGGTTCTGTGAATCGTTTGCAGATTCAAAGGATATTGGATTAATTCTGAAGGCAAACATGGGAAAGAGCACTCGAATAGATAGACAGCTTACGAAGAGCTCACTTATGTCTCTAATTTGTCAAGTAAGAAAGGGTCCATATCCAAAGATACATCTTGTTCACGGTAACTTATCACAGTCAGAGATGGCATCAATCTATGCTAGCGATAAGGTCAAGTGCTTTTTAAGTATCACAAGAGGGGAAGGCTATGGTTTGCCACTTGTTGATGCTGCTGCAGCAGGAGTGCCTGTTATAGCTACCAATTGGTCAGGCCATTTAGATTTTTTAAATATGGGAAAGTTTATTCCCATAAGCTATAATCTTGTAGATATTCCGGATAGCAGGATTGATAATAGGATATTTTTTAAAGGTTTTAGGTGGGCTGACCCCTTAGAAGATGACTTTAAAATAAAAGTCAAAAAGTTTAGAAAGCAACCTGAGCTTCCGAAAGAATGGGCAGCGGAAATGTCTAAAAAAATTAGAGAGAGATATTGCGAAGAAAGCATCATGCGAATGTATGATGATATTTATGACAACCTGTTTAAAGAGAAAAATTAATGACAGTAAGCACAGTATTGCTATCTGTAGCATTATTCATAATTTTCGCATCATTGTGTGTGAGTGTGTATTTTAATTATAAATTTGGTTTAACTATAATAAATTTTCAAGAAGAGGTTGAGAAATCACTAGATATTTTAGACGAAAGATACCAAAAACTAACAGAAATATCTGAGACTCCTGTATTTTTTGACTCTCTGGAGATTCGACAGGTAATAAGTGAGATTAAAAAAACCAGAGATTGCGTTCTTTTGGTTGCCAATAAGTTAACGTCTTTTGACGATGACTCAACAGATGAAAAAGAATATGAAAAAGAAGAAAGTGGTTAGAAGAAGAAGACGAGGTAAGTCAAAAAAGAAGATGTATTTCGGCCCGGAGACTGATCAGGCCATACTTAAGTTTCAACAGGAAGAAGAGAGAAAAGAAAAAGAAAAGATATACTGTGAAGTTATTAGACCTTCATTTGAGAAACTAGCTGAAAATCTCATCTTTATTCACGGATTTGCAAAAATTCACGGCAACTATGAACTTTTAAAACATGACTGCGTATCGTTTTTGTATGAGACATTGGAGAAATTTGATGCATCAAGAGGTACAAAGGCCTTTTCTTACTTTAATGTTGTGGCTAAAAACTGGCTTATAATAAACAGCAAGAAGAATATCAAGCGTCGAAACAAACACGTAAGCTTAGAAGATTTTAACTATTTAAGCCCTGGTGATAAGCTTAGCATAGAGAGCTATAGTGTTCTTCCGTCACAGGAAGATGTCATGATAGGCAAAGAAAAGATAGACGATATAATGAAGACACTTGATGAAATAAGAGGAAGGGTCACAAATAAGAATGAGATTGCTTGCATCCAGGCGATAAAGTCACTTTTTGAAAGAATTGACGATTTAGATTTTTTAAATAAGAGAGCAATATTTGTATACATGCGTGATCTATCTAGTCTTACACCTAAGCAACTATCAGTTGCAATGTCTGTTATAAGAAAGCACTATAGAGACATAAAAAAGACAAAAGGTTTTATATTTTAGGGGTTTATAATGTCAAAAAATGTTGAAAAGCTTATAGAGGGACTGAGCAAGAAAGATAAAAAGATAAAAGAGTTCGGTGATCTTCTTGGCAACCTTTCAAGCACAGAAGACAAAAAGAAGATGCTTTGGAGAGAAGTTTATGAAAATGCACTCATAGACCGAGAGAATGCAAACATGCTGTTTAGTGATCTATTGATAAAGTCTAGAAACAATGTTTCAAACCACCAGGTATACGGTCCCCTTATGTCCAAGTATCTTGAGAGAATGTCTAAGTCAAATGACCAGATACTTAGGCTAGCTGAGCTAGTCTCAAAAGAGGAAACTACAAAGACAGTTAGTGTAGATGATATATTTAATCAAATAGAGGAATAGTGAAATGGCTCAGTCAGGAAGACGAACATCTAGGATTACCAACAGGATTTCAACGGTAGATGATCATCTAGAGCTCGATGGTATCACAGAACCTCACTTCCACACTGCTGTTGTCATAGATTTTATTGAGAATCCTCTGTGGTACATGAGACAGAAAGTTGGAGATCTTAAGTGGTCTATGGGTGCAAAAAAGGCCGCGAACATAGGACCAAATATAGCAGACTTGAATAATCCTGGGAATAGTAGTCCAGATGTTTCAGGATTAGATAATAACTGGTACAAAGGGTTTATTGACACTTCAGCTGACATTAACTCAATAGGTAGTGGTGTGTCTCACGATGAAAAGACATTCTCAGAGACACTCATGTCGGGAAACAGGTTCATACGTCAGTTACCTGGTGTTGATCTTATAAGCCAGGTTACGAGAATGCCTAGAAACAGCATACTTGGTGTTATAACTAGCAACCAGGAGGCACAGAGAAGTCAAGTATTTGAGCTTCTATATCCGTTCTTTCCACAGCACTTCTGTCTTCCCGCAAAAGCGGGTGAGAAGATATGGGTTTACTTTGAGACTACACCTGATGGTGACAGAGGACAAGGATACTGGCTGTGCAGAAAGTCATCAACACTACAGGTGGAGGATGTTAACTACACTCACCTCGATAGAGTATCAGAGATATTTGGAATGGTTGACAGCTCGTCAGGCAAAAATATCAATAGACCGTTCTCCTTTCCGGACGGAGGAATAGGTACTACGTATAATAATAGCCTTCCAGGCACTGATCCTTACGAGAGAATACTTGATGCTTCAATATCTTATAGGAATTTTACCGGTGAGCCTGTTCCGGCTTTTAGCAAGAGATCTTCAGACCTTGTGCTACAGGGCTCAAATAACACATTAATATCACTTGGTCAGGATCGGCCAAGTGTTCTATCCCTCCCAGACGCTGGTGCCGTACCGGGAATAGGAACCATTGACATAGTTGCAGGACGAGGTCAGGCTACAGCTACGGCACCGACACCTGTTGAGAATAAGAGACCAACCAGCTCAGAAGGTAATTACAGCGATATGGAGTACGAAGAGGCTGACAAGTACACACAGTCAAAGGATCCCTCAAAAGCTAATATGGCTGAGGGTGATCCAGATTTTATTAATGATCTTTCCAGGATATACGTGTCGATGAAGACAGAGGGGGATACTAATTTTGGCATTACTGTTGGTGACCAGGGTGCAACACCGCTTGGTGACACTAACATAGATAATTCGGGCCAGGGTCCGTACACAATCATGAGATCAACTAACCCCAGAATATCCGCAAGAAATGACGGTTCAATAAAGATAGTTCACGATGGAGGCGCTAGCATTGTCATGGATAAGGATGGCAATATTGAGATAAGGGGTACGTCCATATCTCTGGGAAAAGATGGATCGACTGCATCAGAAGGTGGAAAGTCTGGCATGCAACCATTTGTAAGAGCGAAGGATTTAGAGGATATACTTAAAAACCTAATATCAGAAACATCATCAGCTTTTGCTACAATTTCAACTGCATTTGCAACAAATGTTACCCCGGGGTTTGGTGCGCCAAATCCAACATTAACTGCAAATGCCGGCACTGTCTACAGCTACTCATCAAGCATTGCTGCGATTGAAGCAACGCTTTCACAATTTAAGTCAAATGTTATAAAGGGAGAATAAAATGGCTGCAAACTATAATCAACTTATATCTGATATTAAAGATGCTCTTATAGTAAATTTAACTCCAGGAGAGGGAGATGCGCATGCTGAAAATATTGCAGATGCCATGGCAGATGCTATATTTAAATATCTTGGGACTTCTGAGATTGTTTTAACAATACCAGGTGCAGATGTTGAAGGGTCTGTAGAGAATGATGTCATAGCGAAAATAAAGATAGACGGACCATAATCTTTAACTTTTACACATAAAGGTTTAAATTTTGCATCGAGACATCTTTTTTCTTGGATAATTAAGATTAAGGAGAGTTTGATGGCAATAAAGTTTAAGAGCTCAGGCAGGATAACCTCAGAGAATCACATATACACCCAGAAGGTAGACCTGCCTCCGGTCGGAATAAGGACACCTTTGCGAAGATCAGTGACTCGTATCGGTCCGTTTGAGATGCACTACAGTCCCGCAGACCAGATTCATGATAATCTGAGGAATCTTATACTTACTAACAGCGGTGAGCGATTGGGTAGATATAGTCTTGGTACTAATATAAGGACGCTACTCTTTGATCTTACTAGTGCAGATGATTTTGAAGCAAAAATAATGGGATTGATAAGAGCTGCTGTTTCACGCTATCTCCCTGTTGTTGAGCTGGATACATTTGAGGTTGATACTGCGACAGTTGAGAATGACAATGTCGCAGAAGGTATGTCGCTGGTAGTTATTAAGATAAAGTACAACATACCTCGACTTAATATAATTGGAAGAATTTTAGATGTTACTGTTTATTCAGGTGGGTAAAAATGGGAAGTTCAAGAAATATTAAAAATGCTAAAAAATACATAAAAAGGGTCAATGACAGATCATACCTTGCAAAAGACTTTGATTCTTTTAGAGCGGAGCTGTTAGGATATGCGAGGACTCACTTCTCAGATCAGATAAACGATTTCTCAGATACAAGCATGGGAGGCCTGTTTCTCGATATGGCAGCTTATATAGGTGACTCGATGACTTTTTATCTTGATCATCAGTTTACTGAGCTTGATTTGAACACAGCAGTCGAAGACACTAACGTAGATAGGCTTTTAAGAAACGCAGGCGTTAAGTATATGGGAGCATCTCCATCAATTGGATACGTTACTGTGTTTTTACGTGTGCCTTCTGTAAACAATCAGCCAGACGTTAATAAGCTTCCAGTGGTAAAATCAGGAACAATATTTTCCACACAACAGGGTGTTCTTTTTGAGCTTTTAGATGACATTGATTTTGGTGAGCTTAACGTTGCAGGACAGCTTAAGGCTATGACAGAGGGCGATGCCCAGATAGATCCTGCAAATTCTGCCTTTTTTATAGTAAAAAGAGGTGCATTTTGTACAAGTGGAACTACAAGCTCAGAATCATTTTCAATGTCTAATTCATACGTACCATTCAGAACAATAACATTAAATTCAACAAATGTAAGTGATATTATAAGCGTAAGGGATTCTGATCTTAATGAATACTATGAAGTTGAGAGCCTCACTCAGGATACAGTTTTTAAGAGATTTAAAAATGCTGGCGGTGATAGAGATATAGTTCCTGAGAATCTTGAAATTACACCAGCTCCACGAAGATATACTAAAGAATATAGCAGGATTACTGGAAAAACAACACTTAGATTCGGTTCAGGAGACGCAGATACTATTGATGATGATTTAATACCTGATCCAAGTGAGCTAACACTTCCGCTGTTTGGTGATAGAAAGACTTTTAGCAGGTTTACTTTGGATCCCAACACGCTTCTCAGGACTAAGACGTTGGGTGTCTCACCCAGGTCTACAAAAATATCTGTTAGATATCGTCACGGCGGCGGTATTAGCCATAATGTTGGAGAAGGTCAGATAAACGGTATTAAAAAATTAGTTACAAAATTTAATTCAGGTGTCTCTTCCCAGAGCATTGTTAGCGTTAGATCTTCTATAGATGTTACAAATGAGATACCGTCGTCAGGTGGTGAAAATTCACCAACACTAAACGAGCTTCGTGCTATAGCACTTTCTTATAAGAATTCACAATCAAGAATAGTCACAAAAGAAGATCTAATTGCAAGAATATACATGATGCCTTCTAATTTTGGTAGAGTTTTTAGGGTTGGTGTTAGGTCAAATAAAAATAATCCGCTAGCAGTTGAGGTTGCTATAATAAGCAGAGATTCTGCAGGACGTCTTGTCCGTGGCCCTGCAAGTGGTGGCAATCTTACAATATGTCAAGATGCACTTAAGAAAAATCTTGAGACATATGTCAATGAGTACAGGATTATAGCTGATGCTATAGATATTGTAGATGCTCGAATAGTAAACCTAGCAATAAAATATGCAGTTGTAACTGATCCGTCTTCTAATAAAGCCCTAGTGATTCAAAATATAAATAAGTCTCTTAGTAACTTTATGAATGTTGAGAATTTTCAAATAGACCAGCCGATAATTATATCTGATATATCTAACATAATACTGAATACCGACGGTGTTTTAAGTATGCATTCCTTAAATTTAACAAATCTGTCAGGCATGATTAATAATAAGCAGTATAGTGATGTTATGTTTAACGTTAGAAAGAATAATGATAGAGGGATATTGTTTCCCCCAGAGGGCGGAATATTTGAAATAAAATATCCCGAAGATGACATAGTAGGTGAGGCTATATAAGATGTACAGAATACTATCAGCCAGTAGTGATACCTACATTACCAACAAGATTATAAACAACAGATTTAGAGCTACTGACGCAAATGTCGGTGAAGCTGCTACTATTGATATATTTAAGCTATACTCAGAGTCAACGATATCTGGAAGCACAAGCCCGATTGAGCTCTCGCGCGGCCTGATAAAATTTAATTTAGATCCCCTTAAAGCACTCACATCTAGCATTCTTGATATATCTCATTCATCATTTAAGTGCAATTTAGTTTTAAACGATGTGTACGGCGGCCAAACAACTCCTAGTAATTTTAAAATTATCGTATTTCCGCTCTCACAGTCTTTTGATGAGGGAATCGGAAGAGATATAATAAATTTCTCAGATCTCGATACATCTAATTTTTTAACAGCATCAGTTACTGGTGATTCACCGTCTGCATGGTATATAACTGGTGCAAACAAACAGGGGCTTCTTGGCTCTAGCGATATTGACATAGTCTCCAGCGGAAATCTCAATGACGGTAATGGCGTTGTAAATC